GCTTTTCATTCATCCAAAATTTATTTGAGTGAAATATTAATCCTTCAAAATTAATAAATTTATAAGCAATCATATCTAAATTTTTATTTAATAATCAATGTTTTATTTAACAAAAAAGTTCTTATATCCAATAGTTATACGCAATTTGGAAACTGCTCCGTAAATGCTTTCAGTATTTTAGGTAAGTCAATTTCATAAATCATTGTGTACTCTTGTTCACCTTGTTCTTTCTGAAACTTCTGTGTTTGCCACCATTTCCATATTTCAACATTGTCAGGAAAACTGCGTATAACATCGGTTTTGTGCAATGCCGAGTTCTGTGCTTCATTCAACTTTTGTTCTTTCATTTTACTTTGTTTTTAAATTAAACATTTGTGCATTTTATTCGGCACTGCACAAAGCCGTTTTCCGTTAAGTATTTTCATCGTGTATCATATTAAGTGCCTCTTTAGCTGAATTAACCATTGATTCCATTTTGCTCGGTTGACCATTGGACAAATTTTGTCCTTTTTTATTAAAGTCTTTTTTAACCCATCGTTCTAATCTACTCTTTACACTCCAAGTTTCTTGAAGTTCTTGTTTGAATTTAGTATTAGATTTATTAGGTTCAGTCCAGTATTCATAAAATTCTAATAAAGTTTCACGACCATAAATTTCTAAATAAGGTTTGAGTGTGTCAGCAAATTTTAATTTGCGGTCTTCTATATCATTTACTTTAATTTCTTTTTCTTTTATTTCCTTTAATTTCTTTTCCTTTATAGCATTGCTATTGGATTGCGTTGGCAATGCGTTCGCATCACTTTTATTTTTATCCCATCTATAACGTGCTGATTCGCTTGCTTTTTTACTTTTAGCATCTCGTTCATCTAATCTTTTTTGAACTGACATTGAACCAAAAATACCATCATTAATAACAAACAATTCAAAGTCATTTATAATGCTTTTTACTAATTCATTTGTGGTTCTTAAATCATAGGCTATAATATCGTAATCCAATTGCAATGCGTTCGCATTATTATAAAGGTCTTCAACTATTGCCCAAAATAAACCATAACCCAAATACCCATGCTTAGATATTAGTTTTTTTATTTTTTGGTCGTTTCTTGTATTATAATCGTGACTAAAGTAAAAAGTGTCTTTGCTCATCTTACTGCATAAAAAAAGCATCGCTACTTTCTCTGTTTGACACAATCCCGAATGAAGGATTACAGATACTTATAACGATGCTTAATTTAAATTTCTTCATATTCTCATTTTGGCAAGGTGTCAAACTTGTTGCTCCAATTTTCTTTTACAAATATACAATCTACTTAATGAAATAATAGAATAATTTTAAGAGATATTTTTTCACAAATAATTCCCATACTGTTATAGTTATGATTATCTTTATCATTGGTAACTATTGATTAGCTTTTTAGATGTCTTTTTGAAGTCAAGCGAATACTCAATGAATGAACAACTATTGCCAAATATTGACAATTTAGTAACTCTTTCTTTTTTGATTGAGAATCCCAGTGCAATGATGTCAGCTATTCTTTGAGGTAACTTGGTGCAGTACCCAAATTGCTTTTGAGTAGCTTGAATTGATGTGATTTTGTTGCCTGCTATCAAGTAGCAGATGATTGATTCGGTTTGTGTTTTTGGTTTTTTCATGTGTTTATTGGTTTGGTTTTTTAAAATAAATTTAATTGTTGTTTAGGTCTTGTGCAAGTTACTTCTGAAACTATTGATATGTTTTCCTTTAATAATGGTAAATAATAAGTATTATCTTCTTTATAACTATGACAATATTTGCAAGGTTTTGATTTTAATTCAGAATGACCAGTGCATAATACACTACCAATTTTTATGTCATTGTATAACTCGCATGGTTTTATATAAACTCCTGAATCAAATTCTGCAATTTCAGTTATCATTTTATTTATTTAGGTTTTTTAAAATGTATTGTAATTCACTAAGACATTTGTTGCCGAAATTTCGGATTCTCAAAAGGTCTCTGTCGCTTAATTGCTCTAAGTCTTTTAAGGTGTAGATTTTGTTATCAAGTAAGCAATTCTTAGTTCTTACCGACAAATCCATGTCTTTTATGTAGACTTGTTGTTCAGGTTCTTTTTTCTCATTATTTTCTTCGTTGTGCTTTAATAAGCCTGCAAATAGATTCTTTTCATGATACCTAAGCATTCCTAATGCTTCAAGTGGTGTAACTTCATCAGTCCATTTAATAGAGGTCTGTAATCCATTGTATTCTATTGTTATTGTTTTCATTTTATTTTGTATTTGTTTTTAATTAATTGTAATTCTTCTATTGTCCATTTCTTTGTTCGTGTTTCATTTGCTAATTCTTCAAGTGCGATAACCTGCTCAAGTCCTATTTTGTTAATCAATCCTTGTCGGTATGCTGCGGTGTTCCCATCTAAGTATTGGTTACAATAGCTGCATTGTTTATTCACGTTCCTTTCATCAAATATAACTCCGCTGTATATCTCCGCTTTCAAGTAATGCCCACCATCCCATTTAGCTTCGGTCGTTCCACAACTTATACAAGGCTCTTTTATATCTCGTAATCTTACCCACTTTTGAAAGTGTAACTTAATCGGATTGCGTAATTGTGCTTGCGTTTTAAGTTTCTGTTTAGCTTCGGATTTGATTTCGGAATTAACCCTCTTAATACTTGTTTTCTTTGGGTGCAATTTACCCCACTCAATAGAATGTTCGAAAGAGCAAATTGATTGTAGTGGTTTTTTTGGTATAAAATATTCTTTACAATATTTACATCTCTTTTTTTTCATAATATGCTACATCGTGATTATTATTATAAACCCCACTCAATGCCCTACAAATATTTGACGAATCAATTTTTCTATCTTTACTAAAATCACTTATAGAATCATATATTTTACCAGTTCTTAAACATATAACCTTTTTAGCAACTAATTTTTTTCTCTCTTTTAATCCATCATCCATTAATCCATTTTTATAAGCATGTCGCATATTTTCAGATTTAGTAACCCATTCTAAATTTTCTACCCTATCATCAGCCTTGTTACAATTAATATGATTTACCTCTTCCTTATTATCTTTATTTTCAATAAATGCAATAGCTACAAGTCTACAAATTCTTTTGTTTATATAATTTAAACTAATGCAATTGTAACCCTTAACATATTTTGGCTTCATTATTTTTTCTTTTCTTACTCTAAAAAATTCTTTGCCAGTCGTGTTATGCTTATAAGGTATTTTCTTTTCAAGAACCTTTACTCTACCTAAATTACTGACCATGTAATTTTCAAAACCATCAATTAATTTCCATATTTCCATACTACAAATATATGCACAATTAGGTTAACCCTATTGTTTAATTTTACACAATTTATACCTTGTTTAAGCTATTGAATTGAGTGAATTGTTTTTTGCAGAATTTGCACTTAGCCATTCAGTTGTTTTAAAAGTTTATCACGATAATTTGAAGCAGCGTTTATCTTATCCATTAAAAGTTCAACCCTGCCATAGTCGTATGGAATAGTTACATAATGAACTTGATTATCGTGTTGCTTTATTCTTGGGTCGTAACTCATTAAAATTGCCTCTTTTCTTTGCGTTAGGAACATATTTAATTGACACTGGTCATAGTACATCGGATATTCTTTTTGGATGTTGTCAGCGTTCACAAATAACTTATTATAAAGGTGTGTATCTGAGTTTGGGCATTTGATTTCAACTATCTTATCTTTTAAGATGACATCAGGAGTTCCGCCACATATTCCCATATAAGTAAAGAAAACAAAACCACCAACCGAAGTATAGATAAAGTCATTATCATTCACATCCAATCCGTTATCCTCAGCATATCGTAATACCGCTTGGCTCTCATTTTCTAATCCCCATTCAATAGCTGCGTTAAAGATGTCGGGTTTTGGCTCGCCTACCTGGTCATTGATTGTTTCTAATATGTAAGATACTGCACCAACTGAAAGTCCTGTTTCGCTCTTTCCATTAGCTGTTAATTTGTTGATATTGGATGCTGTGAATAAACCTTTGCGGTATTCTTTCCATTGTTCCTTTGTTTCGAAAATAAATCTCTCTATCATATATTTTTCTCCTTATTTGATTTGATGAAGTTCAATGTATCTGCATCCACTTTAAATTCGATTGTATCACGTCTGTTTAAGTTAGCACCAAATAAGTTTCCGAACATATCGCAGGCGTCTTTTATCGCTATGGTCTTAGCTATTGGATAAGCCATTTGTAATGCTCCATTATTGATATTAGCAAGGTCGGCAGGTGATGTATCTTTTTTGGTTTGTAATTGACAAGCACCAATCCCATCATGAAAATTCCACTCATTGTTGGTTGGGTTTAAATAGTGAACTCGGACCGTTACCCATACACCATTAAAGGCTGTACCTTGATTAGTAATCTCAATTTTGTACTGCTTAAAGATTTTCTTTAATAAATGTTCAACCTTGTCAATAGGAAGGTAATTGTAATCTCGAATGTAGGGATGTTTCTTCACCCACGTTGCAGGCGGTTGCTGGCTTAGTAATAAATTAAAAGCATCATTCTTGTAGCTTAATTCAACATCTTGTGTTAAATCGCTAAGTGTTGGTAGTGTTTGTTTGTCTGTCATTTTAGTAGTTCATTAATTTGGTTAATGGTCTGTTTGTATTGTTTCTCGTTATGTTTGATTTGGGCTTCGCAGTTTGTGATTTGAGTAAGAAACAATCTACTACTTTGTGTATCTTGTACTTGACTCCATTTCTCCTGCAAGTATATAATTTGCTCTTTATAATCCCTTATTAAATTTAAAATTTGTCTTAAATTAGTGGTTAAATCTTCAATTAATTGGTAGTTCATTTTAGTTCTTTTAGTAATTGGTTAAATAATTCTGTTGCCTCTTTTGTTGATGATCGGTACTGGACTATGCCGACCCCTTTCTTATAATGGATTATTCGATAATTAGCATTGGTTAAATCACGTTCTAATGCTAATTGCTCTGTTTTACCCCATCTATATTGTAATCGCTTGTGGGTTGGCTTTTCTCTACTCATAATTCAAACCTCCTTTGTTCGTTAGTGCGGTGTATTCAATCTGCAAACGTGCGACTAATTCGGTTTGTTTATCCCACTCGTTGAGTGCTGCGGTGCATTCTTTGTATGCTTCATCGGTCTCATACAAGTATCTTCTATTCAATGCTGCGGTGTGGTTTCTTTGGCACTCAAATAATCGGTTCTTTTGCCTTTGCAATTCTCTGTATTCTATGCTTATTTCTCTCATATTATTTTAGTTATTAGTGGGAATGATTCGTTTACTTTAAATTCGTTTATTCGTTCTTGCGTTTCTGCCATTAATGTTTCTAAGTACTTTCGTGCATCTGATTCTTTTACAAATAATGTTCTATCAACTACATCAGCCCTTCCATTATGATGGCTGTGGCATACTTCAAATAGTTTCTTTTCATAAAGATATTGCAATCTGAAACCATTTGCACCTATGGAGGTCTGCTCGAGTGTTTTTATATTTCTTGGTCTGCCCATTATGGTTCTATTATTATTGGTTGTCCACCCATGTTTAAATATGCTTGGCAAATTTCTTCTAATGACATATCGTTCAAATCATACATTACTGGTATCTCTTTATGTTCAGGTACTCCAAAATCGCAGGTGTCAATTAGTGCGGTGTCTTTGTATTCGCTAATTGCGGTTAATACTTGGTCATAATTAAGGATTGAATTGAATATAAAATTAGATTGCTTAGGTGTGTATTGGACCTCTATGATATGTCCTAATGTATCGTGTATTGTACTTACTGCATACTCAACTTCAAATCCATAATTTCGACTAATATCTATTGCTGCTAATAACTTGTCAAAATCTGACTTGTCAAGTTTTAATTCAAAGCTATGTTTCCACATCTTGCGAATAAACCAATCCATTTTATCGGGGCAATGTTTCATCATACTTTCGTAAATATCTGAAAACATTTTGCGGGCTGTTTCAACCTCATACAATACAATTATCATGTCTGTTGCAATATTGAATAGTGAACGATAGTTTGGTGATGTAAAAGTTTCTTCGCTGTCTAATTGCTCTTGAAAATTGCGAATTAGGCATTCTTTAGTAGTTTGGTGTGGTGTTGTCATTTTATAGCGGTTTATTTGATAAAATTAAATATAAATCTTCAAGTTGTTTTTGTGTTTGAATGTGAAATAATTTAATAGATGTACAATCAAAATCATATTTTTTTTGTTCGCAACTATCTAATCGAACTATAACTTCACCATCTTCAATGCTAATAAATATTTCTAATTCCTTAGTTATTTTTTCATCCCAAAAACCAGTATAAGTATAGCTTAATATTTTTTTTAAATATTCGCAATGTGATTCGATAGTAAACCCTTTACTAATTAAATAATCTTTAGTAATTTCCATTTTAGTTTAAGTTTAAAGTTTGATATGAATTGATTTGATTTAATTTGATTGTGAGTTCTTTTAGCAGCCTATTAGCTTGGTAAACCTTGCAGAATGTGTTATCATCTATTGCAATATTTCGCAGCCTTTGAACACGCTCGTAACGTGCAAGGATAGTGTTTGATTTTGATTTGTTCTGCATGGTCGTAATTTGTTCGCCATACATCATTCGTCTTAGTAGTTTTTCCATTTTGTTATCTGATTTGTAAAGCTGTGATAAATCTTGTTATTGAAAATTTTTTGTTGAAGTAGATGACCCAAAAGTCAGGCGGTGTAAATCCAAATGTTGGGTCTCCCCATCTGCAATGGTCAATCAATTCAGGCATAATCTTTTCGATGTATTCCTTTTCTTCTTTGGTGGCTAATGCTCTTTCCATAATTTAATGTTCGATTAATTGGTTAATTTTGATTTCTTTGGTTAATGGTTCGGTGTAGTTAGCGTGTTTCTTAAAGTAGCTGAGGAATGAATCTGTTGTCAATTTAGGGCTGTTAGATGTTGCCCACCTTTGAATGGTTCGCTCATTGCAGCCTAAATCTATACTTAGCTTAATTCGTAAGTTGTAGTCTGTGGCTAATTGGTCTCTGTTCTTCTTTGTCATTTCTGTTCTTGTCATTATTATATGTATTTTTCTAAGTATTCAAATGTATAGGTAGCAGAATTATCTCCCTCTCGCACAACTAATAGCATATCTTTTTTATTGAATTTAACTATTTCGCCACCATTACGAGACCAAGAATCGTTTAATCTTTGCAATTCAGTTCTTAGTGCTGTTTTAGTTGTAAATGCTTCATAAATTCTACATTGAGATGAGAAGCCTTCTTTTGATTTTAAAATTTGATGTTTAGCTGTTGTCATTTTGTTTTGATTTAATTGGTTGTTAATTATTGATTTCCCCATTTTCTGTTACCATATTCTTTTCCTGTAAATCCATACTGATAAGTACCTGATCTTTCTTGCATTGCTGCAATTTTGTCTACCATGCTTTCTTTTTTGTTTGAAGATTTTTTCTCTCTTCTAATACAATCAAATGATTCTGACATTGTAAAACCTACTTCCATGTACTTTGCAATTCTGTTTCTAATTTCTTGTGTGTTCATAATTTTGTTTCGTTTATCTGAGTTCAAAAGTCGTATGTTTATACGACATTACAAAACATTTATTAAAAATAAATCATAACTTACTATAAATCAAGCTAATATTTTTTAGACTAAACGTAAAAAAAGCCCCAAAATGTAACTTTTGAGGCTGTTCATCTGTTCGGAAATCCCGAACTAATCACTCTTTTTATGCGGTATAATGAGGTAGAACCCTAAAAACATTGCTAAAAATCCAATCACCGCAAACCAATCCCTCGCTTTTATGTACAAACTTTCCCACCATTCTAATTTTTTAACCTTTGTTGGAACTTGCACCTGTACTAATTTAGTCTTATATATAGTATCTGATTTGCATTCGCCTTGTATAAATATCTTTTCGCCTACTTTTTTATATCTTATCTCTAAGCGGTCTTTGATGATTGTGAAACTATCAATACTTGAATTGAAGAATGTATCTACTTTGATTGACTTTATAATAATTGTATCGTGAACTAATACAGAATAAGGAATGCTATCTGTTATGCAGAATTTCTCTAAGGCTCGTTTCTTTGTGTATAGGCAGCCACTAAATAGAATAGTGAAGCAAAGTATTGATATAATATTTTTCATGCTTCAAATGTAATAAAAAAAGCCCCGATTTACTCGAGGCTCTTAACCAAATTAATGAAACGAAATCTACAAAAAACTACTCCTGCAAATATACTAAACTTTTAAACCTAAAAAATTTTTCCTTCTATTATTGATTTTTGATAAAATTTATAATCTCCATTTTGACTAAGTTCTAAATACCCAAATCCATGTGTCCACATATTAACGGGGAGATAGGTCGGAAATAAATCACAAAGGCAGCCGATTGAATAGCAAGAATAAGGGTGTTCATCTAAGTTCTTCCCCATGTCTTTTGTTTCCCTATGAAAGTGTGATGTAACTGCGCTTTTATTTAACTTTAATCTCAATGACCTTGCAGGATTTACACCGCCACTTGTTAATCCAGTTTCGTGACCATGAAATATTGCCAACTTACCTGCATAGATATATTGAGTTGAATCTACTTTGATAATGTTTAAGTCTTGAAGTTTTAAAAGTTCATGCAGTTTTATAAATTCAATGTCATATACCTCAGGTGCTTTCTGCATGATATACTTATCGTATCTTATACAATGATTGCCATAACTCCACACTATTAACGATTTTGGAAACATAGCCCTTAAACCTTTTAAGAATACTCTGGTGCAATCAATCTCATATTTGACTGACCTCTTTCTCATATCCTTTTCATGTCTCGATATGGTCGCAAAATCAATTAAATCACCATTGATGATAATAGTATCTACTTGTTGTTCTAATCCATATTCTAATGCTGCGAATAGTGCATCATCATTGTGGTAAGGGATGTGCAAATCACTTATAATTAATATCTTTTTACTTGCTTTTGGTAGTGTGTACGGTTGTATTCTTTCGCTTTCGCCTTTTGGCAGTTCTTTTTTTAGTGTTTCAAATTGTTTGCGAAATTCAACGTGAGTTTCTTGTTTACTTTTAACACCATAAACCCCTTTTAAAGTTCTTATATGACTTCTTACTTGCTCGAGGTCTTTGTAAACACTTTTATTTTCAGCATAAATCTTTTTTGCTAAGGTTAAATTCGCAGTATTTGGGAATTTTAACAAATACTCTTTTGCAATATCTGATTTAATAGTTGGTTGACCTGCCATTTATAAGTGGAATAATTGTGCCTCTGCTTTTCTGCGATTTACTAAGCCTTGTAATACCTTACCGCCTCCAGTTGTATAGTGTGTTTCCCACCATTGTTTTAAGTCCTTAGACTTACTATTAACTAACTTAAATAAGGTTTCAGACTTTCCGCAATTCCACGCAAATGAAACTAAGGCATCAAATTGATATTGGGTTAAATCTATCTTAATATTCTTGTTTACTATTGCTTCGAATTGTGGCAATAAATCCATCAATAATTCTTCCGCTTGTTGTTGTGTTATCTTATCACCTAACTTGATTTTAGAACCATCTTTGTAAAAGGTATTTCCGTAACCTATCGTTACTTTATTTGCAGGACAAGTATAAGCAGTTAGTTTGCAGCCTTCAAATTTCTTTATTAATCCAAGTCCTTTAAGTCCTATCTTCATTGCTAAATAAATTAGTTAGTTCATCTATAACTGCACCTCCGACTAATATCCAAAAAGCTATCTTTTCGTTGCCATTCACATAAGCAGAAACCGAGATGGTCGCTAATATTGATTTAATTGCTAATAGCCATCTTTTGACATTCTTCGGTGTTGGCTCAAAGTAGTTTTTAAGTGATATTTTTGTCATTTTTTTAATCCCTTTTCAAAATCATCAATAGATTTATCGGTTATCATTTTTATAATCCAACTGAAAAAACGATAAAGCCAATAAATAATCGTACATATTGAAGCTATGGAAGCGAATAAAAAATTATGTTTCTCAAGCAAGGCTAAGAAGCCAAGTAATGAAACGAATATGTCTAAAAATCTATGAGGCATATATGTAATGAGGTTTATATTTTTGGTTGTGGAATGTCTATTGAATCGTAATCAACTAATTTACTTTCATCAACTAAACTTAAAACTTCTTGATTGGCAATAAAAAAGTAATCTCCTTTTGTATTAATTAATGGCGTACAATAACTATCATTCCCATTGCCATCAGGTAATCCTAATAAATCATTTGCTTGTTTTAGCAATGTTTCAAACCCTTTTTTAGTTGTTTTTAGATATTTAGAAGGCATTGTTATTCATTGTTTTTAATAAGTTATAAATAGCAGTTCTAATAGTTGAATCCGTTGTCATATTTAACATAAAGAATGATGTTAAACTTGTGTTACTTGGATTGCCACCATCGGGTCTTGACAACATACTTACCCCAGTTGTTGTACTTGGTGTTATTGTTCCACTTGTTACCGCAGTTCCATTATTATATTGAATAGATTGAGTACTTGCACCAACAAATGCAGTGATTAACTTTATGGTATTGATACTACCCGTCGCTACATCTGTAGCTACTGCACCTGTATTCAAGTATATCCTTGCGACTTCACCAGTTGATTTAACAATTCCATTTCTGATAGGTGTTACACCATCATCAATCACATAACTAAATCCACTACTATAAGCGTTGAAACCTAAAAATAATGTTCTATTAGATATTGCACTAAATGTTGAACTTAACAATACTGGTACTGATGTTGTTCCAAGTGATTGCACTATCGTTCTATTAACTAAAACACCTTTATATCCTGTTGTTGTTGTTCCTGTATTAATTGTCCACGTTGCACCGCCACCTGTCCATGATGTTTGACTTGAACTTGCTAAATAATTTGAAGCATCAAAAGTAATTGTGCTTGAAGTTGTTGAATTATTTAAAATTACTGAATAAATCTTACAAACATTTGCCGTGCTATTTGCACTTCCTCCTATGGTTAATGTTCCTGTTGTTCCAAATGTAGGTAGTGTTATTCCACTATCTAAAGTAGTATAGGTAATTCCATCTGCACTCCAAGCATAAGTAATATTAGCAGTTGTAATTGTTACTCTTACAAAATGTGGGTTTGTTGCACTTGGGGTATAAGATGTACTTGCTGCTGCTGCGGTTGTAGCATTTATTCTTATCTTTTTTGCAGTTCCATTATTTTGAATCTGCAATCCAAATAAAGTATTTTGAACTACAATATTATCCCAACTTGCTGTCGTTTGATTGTTAGTCAATATTTTAGCAGTAATTATTAAAGTATCTGTTGCTGCTGTGTATGTTAAAGCAGTTCCACTTGTAACTGAATTACTTGCCACACATGGGTTGAAATAATAATTTCCATCTGTACTATTCCACGCTAATAACAATGGTTGATTTGCTACTGTATTTTGAACAACATCAAACCCACTACCACCTATTGCATATAGCTTTTGGGTTGCTTGTCCTAATGTAACCCCACTTCCTGTTCCTAACTTATAACCTAAGTATTCAGGGTCATAACAAGTTGCAGATGCTGTTAAGTAGCCACTACCTATCGCTAATTGTAATTGATTAAAAACAAAATTAACTCCTGTTAATCCTTGTGGCACAACTCCTCCGTCAGCAATTACTCTGTCGTAAAACGCTTGTGCTTGTGGGTCTATGCCACCATATCTTGTTGCGTCAACTGCTATTTTAATTCCTATACTCATTTTATCCGTTACTTATTTTTAAATTATGTGAACCATCTCTATATACTCTGCCATTTATACGAGGATCTGATGTTGGTATTCCATCAAAACTTAAATTCCCATCAAACATAGCCAATCCATTAACTCGCAAAGTATCTAATACTGGTTTATTGAATGGTACAAATATAAGACTACCTGCAGGAATATCTTCTGTAAAAGTTTGTGAAATAATTGGGATTTCACTATTACTTACTGCAATATCTGCGCTTAATTCGCATTCTACTATATCGCCTGAAAAACTTGGGATTAGTATTATTTTATCGCCATCTTTTAAAGCCCTTAAAACACTTGCTTTTATCGCTGTTTTAGTTCCTGTTAATGTTTCTGTAATTGGTGCTATTACTCTTTCAGCATCATAGTAGCTTTCTCTCCTTTGCTCGTTTCTTATACCCTGATTTAAACTTGCAAATGCAGCGGTAGTATTACCACCTTCTTCAATCTCTACCCCACCATGAGTATCTATTGTTGATATATTTCGATAAATCTTAAACCACTCCCCACTCCACTCCATACTTTCAAGATTCAATTCTCCACCATTTAAGATATACGAATCACCTTGGTACAAATATCTATCGTAAGGATGTCCATTTGTAATTAGATTACCTTGATAACGTGGGTTAGGGTAGTATTGTGGTCCTATTGTTTCAATTAATAACAATTCGTTTATATCATAAGCAGTACCACCACCATCAGTCTTCCAACTTGCTGTACTTATTAATGGAGCAAATTTACTTCCAGTATATAATGAACCATTTGCCCCTTTGTTGTTATCGCCTATAAAACTTTCAGGCAATTCAATGTCTTCACTATTTATTAATCCGCTTATACTATCAACTTCATAACTAATATAATTACTATCTATATTGCTATTAAAGAATTTAAAAATTGATGTATTTGGTATAGATGCAAAATGCCATATACCTACTGATATTTCCTCCCAAATATAAGTATTTTGAGTCATTGTCCAAGAACTAAAACTACTATAATAAACCATATTAGTTGCTAATATTTCTGCATTTATATGAGTTCCACTTGGTAATGCTGGTGTAATTATATTTAAAGAGAAAATATAGTCATATGATATTACAGGAATGTCTAAAACATATCTATTACCACTATTTGTGGACCAACTTAAAACATTGTTGGAAGTATTTAAATTCAAATAATAATTACCAACTTTAATTTTTATTTGAATTCTAAAATAGTCACCCCGAGTAAAAAAACCAACAGGATTAATTTTCTTTAAATTAAAATCACCTAAAATTTGCATTTGTTTACCACCAATAATATCTCCTACATGAGATGGATTGAGGGTATTATCAAATACATTTGAACTTGCATAAACTAAGTTTACATTAGTTGTATTAAAATTTCTTCTTACTGATTTTATTGCAGGGAAATACTGCCAACAATTCTGACCACTTGATGCCCATTCTGTTGATTGGTTTATATTACTATCCCATGCTACTAATGTCTGCGCTTGATAACTTCCATCAGCCAAATAAGTTCTTTCTTTCCAACTTGCATTATTATAATTATTTCTTGATATAATTCTAAAATATGGCTGTGCTAAAATTATCCGAGCATCAAATAACATTAAAATTTGCTCTAATATATCGTAAAAACTAAATGCCTCTAACTGCCCATTTGATATTGTTTTGCAAAATGCTTTTGGATATACAGTAGTTTGGTCTAAGGGGTCTACATTTGTACTCCAATGTGTGCCACTTGTAACCATGTTGTATTCATAGAAATTTACTGATGTTCCATAAAATTGAGTGCCTGCCGATACCCTAGAATAAAAAGGAGTTCTTTTTAAACATTCGTATAAATACCAATTTAATGTTTGTGGAGTGTAACTAAGTGCATTAGTTGTATCTGCTAATTCTAAAAATTTAAAGTCTTTTAAACGTGCTAAACCATCGGTAAATTTAAGTTCGTATGTATAAGGATAAGCAGCATCTTCACGTTGGTTTAAATCATGCAATAATACACCTATCCAATATAATTCATATATGCTTGTTGATGTGTTCCATTTGTATAAATGGGCATAAAACCTTTCTTCTTTTGCTAACTGAACATCATTAAATAACCAATTTTCTAAAGTAGAATTATCAACTATAATAGGTACACTTAAACTACTGCCTTTTATTGAAGCATATCGTTTGTCATTTTGACTTTCATAGTTTAATATTGGGGGACTTGATGTCGCTATTTCAGTACTTGGACCAGTAATATAATTTGTATCCCATATTTCTACTTTCCATTTTTCATTAAACTTAGTAGATTGAACATAACTTATATATTTTGGATTACTCATTATCTTACTCTGCCCCTTTCATAACCGCTTCTATTAACACTTACTAAAAGATTATTACCTCTAATTTCGCCACCTACTTGCAATACTCCAAAATTGCTATTCATACCACCATTCCCAAATGTACCTGCATTAATTACTGAACCGCCACCACCGCCACCACCTGAACTTACACCGCCACCGCTTGCACCTGCACCTAATACCCCTGCTGCTATATTTAATCCTATACCTGCTGCGGTTGCTGCTGCTCCATGAGCATAATCTTGAATAGCAAAATAACCTGCTGCCATTGCATACATAGTCATTGCCATTGAATTACATACATCTGCTAACATTGCTTTTAATGCTGCGCCTCCATCAATATTATCCCCACCCAAAGCTTTACCAAGTGTATTCCCAAAATTTTGAAGTGCAGGTACTATCATACCCTTCAAAGTTTCCCCCATCTTTTTCATTCCATCATTTAAAACTACCATTCTTTGACCTGCTTTTTGAATGTCATCTAATCCTTCTGCTTTAAACGTAAATGTAACTGTTTGTGGTACATTTAATTTTGCTGCTTCTAAATTTTTTATTATTCCCTGCCTTAATTCATCATTGCTTTGAGCACCAAATGATACTCCAGTTGCTTTTTTTCTTTGAATTAAATAAATGCCTTGGTCTGTTCCACCTCTTGCACTCATTTCCCGATTCATTTTCTGAATTTCTTCTAGGTGCTTCTTTTGCTCATCTTCTTTTTGTTTATTATTTTTCTTTAAATCATCTAAAATTCCTTTTTCAATGTCGTTTATTTTGTTTTTATAAATTTCAGTTAATGATTTTAATGTGTCTCTATAACGCATTTGGTCAAATATATTTTTTTGACTTTCCAAATACGTTTTACGATTAGCTTCAACTGCAATTTCATAATCTTGTTTTGCCTTTTCTCTTTCTAATGTACCTTTATCTCCAGTTGCCTCTGCTTGTAATAATGCTAATGCCCTTTGTTTTGTAACACTATCTTGAATTGCTGTATTTAAACTTGCTTGCGCCCTTGCTGCTTCATTAGTTAGGTTAATGTAATCTTCTTGCGCTTTCTTAGTATCACCCATCGTTTGAATGGACAAAGCAACTAAAGCACCCAAAACTAATGTCAGACCACCAGTTGCTATTGCTGTGGTAGCTCCGATTGAAGTTATTGCAGGAATTACATCTGTTAAAATTACTGCTTTTAAAACCCTAAAAGAATCACCTGCATCTTTTAATGATTGTAAACCTTGAGTTAATGCCATTGCGCCTTGCAATTTTACCATTGTTTCTTGCAACGCTTTACTATCAGTCCCAAATAACGCTGCTGCTCCTTGCGCTGCACTAAAAGCCCCTGCCAATGATTGCATAACTCCAACTGTTGCACTTAATACTGGGGCATCGCTTGAAAATGCCTTAATTGTACTATTAGTTAAATCTAATCTATCTTTTAACTGACCTGCTGTTTGCGCTGCTACTCTAAACCTGTCTGATGTTTCACCAAATTGTAATGCTGCCTCTCTAGCCTCTCTCGCTGCTGCCCTATATGCTGATTGTAAATTCTCGCCTGCCCTCTTTGAACTTGATGACATCTTATCGGATGACTGAACAACTGCATCACCCATTTGCTGACCTGCACTCTTTACGATTGCGGCTGCATTATCCATGTCCTTTTTAAGTCCTGATGTATTTGCTCCTAATCCTATGCTAAGTATTTTGTCAGCCATTATCTAAGTTCCACTTTTGTTTAAGTTCTTCAATCTTTTCTTTTGTCAATCCGCTTGATTCATCTTTGGTTTCCCATTCAAATTTAATCAAATCTTGGGCTTTTAAAGGTTTTGTTACATGACAATTTACAAGCCATGTTGTTTGCCACCTTATGCGCTCCCATTCGTTTTGGTCTTTAAATTTTAACTGCTCTAAATATTTGTGATTTATTGCATAAAATTCGCAAGGTTGTATTATCCAAAATTCAACTGCACTCATGCCTATCTGACCTAATGCAGTTGAATAATGGTCTAATATTAAATCAAAGTTGGGGGCTACTTCGCCCCCTTGTCGTTTTTTGGCGCAAAAGCATTTGTTAATGACTTGTTCATCTCCATTGATACCTCATAAAAGGCTGATAAATTTTGATTGAAGTAGTCTTCACATTCTTTCACGCTGATTGGCATTTCTGTAAGGTTAGAATCCTTAATAATTGCCCCACCAAAAATACCACTCGCCAAATAAATAGGTGCATTCTCTAACGCATCTAAGTTGCCAATGTCGAATATCTTAGTATTCGTTAATTCTTGGATTTTTTTTAATGCAGTGTAGTTAAAAACTACATCAAACTTTACTTCTTTTATTGTTACTTTCATATTGCTTTTTAGTATTGTTGGTATGGCAAAGGCAATAGCTTAAAAAGCTAAAAGCCAATGCCAATGCCACCCAGTTAGTTAGTTGCTTTAGTTATTGCTCCAGTGCCTTCAAATGATACTGTATAAGTCGCTGTATCTTCTACTGGTGCGCCTTGTTTAATTGATTTGATAAATGCTGAACCTTCATAGTACACATCTCCACTTACTGAACTACCTACTCTTACAGTTACTGCAGAACCAGTATTCCACGCATCATACAAATCAACAAAGAATTGATAAGTACTACCAGTCTTTTCTTCATAAAATCCATTTGCAGAAAAGTTGAATGATTTTTTATAAACTAAAATCTCTCTCCATCCTGCACTTTGCTTTGTTGTTACATCTTTTACTTCACGTTCTAAATTAAAATCGTTTGAAGTTAATCGGGCTATTACTTTGGTTGCTACCTTAATTGTAATATCCGTTCCGTTTACCATTCCTGTTGTTGCCATGTTCTTATATAATTATATCGTTGTTTTACTTAAATCTGCTGTTCCTTCAATTGAGCAAGTAAAAGTTGATGTATCTTCTACTGGATCTGTATGCTTTAAACTCTTTATATATCCAAATCCTGAATATTGTTTGTTGCCATCTATTTGGTCTGAAATTCTCATTGTAATTTTAGTACCATTATTTTGCAAATCATAAAGTTCATCAAATGTATAGCCGCTTCTTGTATATGGTAATGCTGTTTGACCTATGTTTACCATTATGTTTGCCACTGTTGCACTTGTTGCAGTTCCTTTGTATATTTTAACGGTTACATCATTACTATCATTAGATAACAATGTCACTGAATATCTTGTTAATGTTCCGCTAAGTGTTATTGTTTGTGATGAATTATAATCTAAATTTTCAACTCTAATTACCATTGTTCCACTACCTTTAGCATATAGTGAGAATGTAACATAATCATCAATTTGAACATAGTCTATTGATTGTGTTATTTCTGCAGTTGTAAAGGTAATTAAATCGGCTGTTTTTCTACCAAAAGCATCAACCGCACTATTACTTGTTATTGTGTTTGTTCCTTTGCTCCAATTAGTCGCATTTGCTAAATTTTCACTTGACCTTACCAAGTTAATTCCTACTCCTTTTATAAATCCATTTGCAGAACCATTAAAACTTTTCTTCATTGGTTTGCATTCTCTCCATCCTGCGCTATCTTTACTTGTAATGTCTTTTACATCCACTTCGCAGTTAAAATCATTTGAAGTTAATGCTGCGATTGGGTCATTGTCTATTAATAAAAGTATATCCGTTCCGTTTGTCATGTTCTTAATTTTTTATTCTTAAAATATAATCTTGCTGCCATCCATAAATGCCATCCAAATCAACATTATCATTGTACATCTCGCCTTCATTGTCAAAAACTATTGATTGAACATTAACACCGCCATAAGTTCCTGATGTCTTTCGTTCTAATGCTGTTCTTATTGCATCTGCTACATTGCTTAGTGTATCGTAATTATTATGCAAAATATTAATCTGAACCCTAATAACATCTAGTTTACTTGGTCCATCTTTATCAATCGTTGGTACTAAACTAACTTGCTCATAAACTACATAAGGGAATTGAGCTAAATTATTCGCTTTTAAGGGCGATATTCTAGTACTTACATAGCTTGTTACTGCCGATGTATTAGTTAAAATATTATATATTGCTTTACCTGCCTTCACTAAATACTCCAGTTTTTTTACCTGCTTCTATTATTACTTTTTCGTACCCTTTTTTTAACTTTTCAAGCATTGAGTTCTTCATCTTATCATAAGTAGGTCTAATGAATGGATGCGCTGTCATTCTACCTTTAAATCCTTGCTTAACACCTGCCTTTGCTAAATTCGCAGCTACATACTTACTTCGACTTCCAACATATCTATCAACTGTTCCATACTCAACTAAATGTGCATGATTACCTCCTTCAAACATACTTTTTTTACTCGAATATTTAGGACCTACCCATAAGAAATTTGCATTTTTCTTGCTATTAAACGATTCTATGCTATCTCTTAAATTCCCTTTGTCTACTGGAACTGCCGACCTTAAAGCTATTATTAAATCATTTGCTACTGATTGATTAACTTTTGCAATATCTTGAAAGTTCTGTTCATTTGACAATAGTTTGATTCCATTAACAATATCATCAATCCCATCAATGGTACAATTCATTGATATTCCATTTGGATTATTTGTATTTCTTGTTAATGTACTCATTATTTCAATACTTCACCAACTATTCTAACTGCATTTCTTCTACCATATTCAGGTGCTTCAAAAAATGTTACAATTGAATATTCAAGTCCTTCATATTGAAAGTGCCATTCGTTTGTAACACTTGTTACATCGTTAAATCGCACATCAATAGTCAATTTATCATCTACGTTTCTTTTACCTTCAATGAACTGCTCTGTATTCGCTCTAGTATTAACATAGCACCAAATTGTATCTTCCTCTGTATATGTATATGAGGTTGCACCACTTGATGTACTTTGATTTGCTACTGGGCTATACAAAGTTATTTGATTGTCAAATTTACCGCTAATTATATCCACTTAATATATACAAAGAATATTTGTTGCTGTTGTATTTGTGCTAAATACTTTTTTCACATCATAAGGAAATGGACCTACTGGAACATTCTTGAATAATTGCGCTCCTCTACTCGCTGCCGTTGCTGTATCTGTATCAGGATGACTTGACATTAAAACATTTACATCTCCACTTACACCTATATACAATGAACCGCCTACTCTTTGAGTTGTTCTTTTAAATATCCTATCAACTGTTGGGGCTGTGGTAGCTGCTCCAGTTAAATCAACTGCTGAACCGCCTAAACTTAAAGATACTTGGAAGGTATTTGTTGCACTACCTACTATGAAATAATTATCAGTAGTTGTGATACCGGTAACTGTTCCTAAACTTGTAAAAATTACTATGTCACCATCACTATAACCATGTGCATTTAATGTAAATGTATCGGTGGCTAATGTTACGCTTGTAATTACTTTTTCAGGTTCAGCTACTTGTAATGGTAAACTATCTGTTATATAAGCGGTATTGCTTGCTGTTACTGCTACTGCGTTTGTTCCTATTAAATTTCTCATATACTTATTGTTCTATTATATCTGTTATGGTCGATGTCTAAAAGTGTATAAACTCCAAATGGCAATTCTATTGCATTTTGTGTGCTTACTTGATTCCTATTGTCATACAAACTTGTAATGATTAAATACATTGCTTGCTTATAGTTTGAAGGTACATTAGCTGCACTTGTATAGCCTGCTACAAACCTAATTTTAAAAGCATTTAAGCTATCTTTCATAGTCGGCACTTCACTAAGTCTAATTCTACAAACTGGACTTATTAAATCAACTTCATAAGTGCTTGAATTAATAGTCTGTTCAGTTCCATTTGCATCAATATACTTAATACTTGTAATTGATTGAATTGGAAACTTATTTAAACTAATATCCACTATTTGCACATCTTGTTTGTCAAAATTAGCTTGTAATGTTTGTGTCATTAATGGTCTCCATGTAAACCCTTCTACCCACTTACGAGCAGCAGTTATTAAAGATGTAATTAAAGCATCTTCTAAGCTATTAGTAACCCTTAGATTTAGCTTTGCTTCAGCTAATGTAATTGGCTCGCTTGATGGCTCTGTTATGACTGAATATGATTGCACTATTTAACCGCTTTTTCTGTTTTAGATTCTTTTACTGCCTTTTCAATTTTAGGCTTCGATTCTTCAATTAATTCTGCTATGCCTAATTGAATTAATTCATCTGCTTGGCTTGATTCAAATTCTCCTTCTTCGCCTTGAGAATAGCCTAATCCAAAACCCATTGGACTAGATAAAAATTTTATTTTTTTCATTGCTTTTATTTTTAGAAATAATGAGGGGAGTCGAACCCCTCATTATTTGACATTGTTAAAATTAACCAGTAATCAAATCCAATGTTTTCACTATTGTACCTGCACGCTTGATAGTAGTATCCCAATAAGTGTTACAGATTATTCTTGTTTGTCCTTCCGCTGCCGCTGTGTATGGATCAATAACTATATCCAAACCGCCCCACTGACATACTTTTAAGTTACTGAAATCACCTGCGATAACTGCCGAACAATTAGAACTTGAAGTACCTTTTGTTAAGTTATTTGGAAGGTTTGAAGTTACTAGATAAGGAATGTTATTGATAAATCCAGTTGCTCCATTGAAATATGAACCATAAGGAATTAACATAGCACCTGAACCAGTATCTACTGGAGTTGCCATCAATAATGCTTCTGTATTCGGATTGATTAACCAAAATATTTTGCTTGCATCTACGTTGCCATTCAACAATGTTTTTCTCATGTTCTGAATGTAAGTTAAAGATGGTGCGCCACCATTAGTACCTAAAGCTAAAGTAGCTGCGGTTGCATTTGCGGTGATACCAGTCATTGCATTAGATGTTCCAGTTCCAGTTAATACTTTTCCCTCAACATACGGGTATAAAGCATTTTGTAATGATTGCAATAATTTTGCATCCATAGTTGGATCTTGAATCATCAATTGATTTGATAATAAGATTTTACCTGCAATTCTCTTAGGTGATACTGCACGATTTACAGTTACTGCATCTGCATCGGCTGCGGTTGCGTTTTCCGCTGCATCGGCAAAAGTCCATCCAGTTGAGAATCCAGTGTAATCTACATTAGGAACCATACCCATTTCCCATTCTGCACCTACTTTGTCTAATACTCTGTTTGCTCTTAGCACATCAAAGAAACCCATTTTATCAGTTTGGATAAAGTTTCCACCTGCACTTGATGAACCTGCACTCATTGCACGTTTTTGGATTGCGTTTAATGCTTTCAAGTTAATGTAATGACCATTACTTGATGCACCTAATGAACGTGCTTCTGTAACACCTTCATCTAAAATCTCACGCTCTAAACCAGTAATAGGCTCATTACGATTGATTGAGTTGAAGAATTTTGTCATTGAGAAATTACTCATTTCTCTTTCTTCTGCATTCATGCCATCGTTTAACTTTTTGCCTTCAACGCTTTTCTTTGCAAATTTCTCACGTAATTCAGCATCTTTGATTTGATTTTCAAAAGCTTCAACTTCTGTTTGGATGTTTCTAAGAATGGTAGTTTCATCTGCTGATAACTCACGTTTTTCAGTTTCTGCTTTATTTACCAAATCAACACCTTCTGTTCTTTTTAGAGACTGTAATTGTCTCAATTCTACACTTGTTTTCATGTTGTTTATTTTATATTAAGTTAAATTTATGCTTATTTATAAGATAGTAATTTGAATTAATATCTGTTGGTCTTACTTGTTTTTTTCTTGCTTCAATATTACGCTTACACGCTTCTATTTCTGTTTCTTCATATGCAGGATTAACCACTGGTCCTACATCATACAATTTATCAATTTTAGTTATAGTTCTTATACAAGTACCATCTTCAAAATCTTCAACCATTTGCTCGGCAACTGTGAATGCAAATGAACATCCTCTTATATTTTGAAGTTTTACGTTTTCTAAAACATCATTTCCAATAGTTGTATTTGGTGCTTCAAATTCAAAATATAAACCTTTCTCGTCTACTACTAATTTCAATGTGCCTTCACCATCTTTTAAACGTGCTAATAAATATTCAGATTCATGATTGAATAAAGCTACTACATCGCTCATATCACACTCACTAAATGCACCTTCAGCAATAGTTTCTTTATAACCATCCCACATTTCGTAAAATGAATTAAAAACAGCACTATAACCTTTTATAGTCCTACCTTCTTCACTTACTATGTTGCTTTCTCTTATGTTAAATCTTCTTTCCATTATTGTTGCTGCCCTCCGATTGGCTCTGATTGTGTTAATTGTAAATTCTTTTCTGCTTGACCTTTCCAAAATTCAATAGCTTCGTTTGCAGGTATCATGTTACTTGGAACATAATTTATATTACTTGCCTCATTGTCTATTGTATTCTCTCCCCACATTTTTCTAACTTCATTTGGTGTTATACCACCGCTTGTAAACATTGTTCTTGTTTTACGTTCCATCGCTGCACTATCACCTCTATAATATACTTGAGTATCAAAATACCCATCTAATGTTTCACGCTCGTTTATTGCAAATAGTTTCTTATCTGCTTCTTGTTCAAATCTTACTATCCAAGGCATCAACGTATCTGTTAAATACTTAATATCTGTTTGTTCTAATGAACTATTATTAGTATCTGATAAATCCGATAGTTTGCTTAATGGCATTCTGAACCATCGTGCAATTTCGCCTCTTATCAAATTTTCAGTTTCTATAAATTGAGATTTTTGAGGATCATAATTCATCTGCTCGAATTTCATTCCACTTGGACCGCCACCTATACCACCTTTCGAGAATGAATTGAGAAACATATTAATATACGTTTGCAGTTTCTTTTCATCATTTACACCCTCGAAAGTTAGCAAGCCACTCATTGCTGCACCTTCTTTAAAATAATTGCTTGAATAGTCTTGAATTGCTAATGCTTTGCCTAATGATTGCAGTTGAAATCCTAAAACAGATTGCCCCACCATTGTATTACCTGCACCTTTGATATGAAATACTTCTTCACTCGAATAAATACCTGCTAATTTTAAAGGCTCATAGTTTATAGTGTACCATAAATTTTTAGTATCAGTATCGTATTGAGGATATACGAAATTAGAATCTACATAGTGAATTTCTTCTACAAATCCGCTTGAATTTCTTACTATATAACCATAACCATTACCCCTACCAATTGCATCTTTTAAAATAGAGTATTTTATATCAAATGGAATTGCATAACCATTAGGTTTTTTGTTTAGTAATTGATAAGCATTGTTTTTTGTAATCCTTGTTTTGTTACCATTAGATTCTGTTTTGATAACTACATAAGGTAACTTACTAATGTCTTCGCAGATGTTACGAATACAAGCATAATAAGTAGCTAATTGATTTACTGACCTCTCATTTACTACTTCACCACTTTTTGCATATCCGCTAAAGAAATTAGATTGAGGCATTCCATTAATACCCGTTGCAGGCATTAAATTTGTAGGTGTTTTCTTCCTAAAATTAATTATTGGTAAATACTTTGTAAAAAAGTTAGCCATATACGCTACAAAATTGCAGTATATTTAATTAACTCAAGTTAACTATTTAATATAGCCCAAAAAACTTTGATTTTGAAGCCTTAAAGGAGTTATAAGACTTGTATTTATACTGTCTATACTTGCTGTAATACTCGCTTTCAAGATGATTATAGGCTTCCTCTCCATTCTTAAAGTATGGTAATAGGTTGAAGAATCGACTAAAATAGCCTTTGATTTGTGTTAAATCGTGTTTGTTTTCAGGTATTAGACTCATATTATCTTACTTTAATAAAAAAATATTCCTTTTCTACTGGTTTCTCCACTTGTGATTGCATATAAGCAGCTATCGCCATTACATTAGCTATCGGTCCATCCACTTTATTTTCATGGTTTGATTTGTCAATCTTCATGTTGCCTGCCGCATCCCTTAATATTAATATGTTGCCCATCATCCACCGCATAACTGGATTGAAACCATGATTTAATTCTTTGTTTAGTATCATGCGCTCAAATTCGCTTGTAGGTGCGCCCATGCTCATAAAACCTTGTGCAAATGGTGTCATTTCTATTCCATCTTGAGTTAATTCGGTTACTAATGTGGTGGCAAATGCCCTATCATAGTTTATAAACTTGATTCTAAAATTTTCATTACAGAAATTAATTGCATTTCTTATAAGTTGATGGTCTATAACATTGCCATCTGTCAAGTTAATTAATCCATTTTCTGACCATTCTAATAGGTTTGAATAGTTTCTCTTATGCCTTTCTTTTGCTGTTAACTCAGGAAGCCAAAAATAGTACAAACATTTAAAGTCCTTTTCATCATTTATTGGTGGGAATAACAAACATAAAGAACTAAAATCTTGCGATTTACTTAAATCTAATCCACCATAACAATCTCGACCTATTAAATCTTGAGCATCAAAGTGAGTACCACATAACATATAGTTTTCATCACTTATCCATGTTGTTGCTGTGTCGGTCCATACGTTCAAATACTTGGTTTTAAAGTTTATTTCTTTTGTTCCACTTGCAAGTGCATCTATTAATTCAGATTGTAAGAATGATTGCTTAACAGATACACCTAAATTTGGATTTGCTTTTGCCCATGTTTTAGGGTCTTTCCAATCATCGCCTTCATCAATTGTGAATATAATAGTAAAGTACCTATCATTCTGTATTTTGTTTTCTAAAATGTCAATACAATATTTTCTTTCTCTAAAGCATGGAGAGTTTTTATTGAAACCTGCAGTTGTAATTACATAAAGTAGTGGGTCTATTGTTGCACCCATACCCGATATTATTACATTGTATATGTCATCTGTTTTATGTGCGTGAAATTCATCTATAATAGCTATACTTGGTTTTAATCCATCTAAGTTATTAGAATCACTTGCAAGTGCCTTCATGTTATTAGTATCGTAACCTTCAGAAATATTAAACATCTCATATTGTGTTATTCTTACTATACCTTCATCTTTTTCTGTTAGCCATGAATTTCTAGCCATTTGTTTAGCTGCATTATAACAGATATTTGCTTGGTCCTTTGTTGTGGCTGCTACATAGATATGTGCATCTTTCTTTTCATCATCTGCTAATCCTAACAATCCAATGGCTGCTAACTTTGCTGTTTTACCATTCTTTCTTGGCACTTCTTCATACGCTTTAATAAATCGCCTTTCGCCATTGTTATAATAGAAACCAAATACATTTACTAAACAAAACTTTTGCCATGATTCTAAAATAAATTGTGTTCCATCAACATGATTAATTGATTGAATAAAATTAATTGCAAAGTTTGCTTTCTCCCAATCCAAATAAATGTCCTTTCGCTTTAAATCTTTATTAAATCGTTTGACAGCTAACTTCACATACTTGCATGATATGATAGTATCATTTAAGACATCTTTACAATAGTTTTGTATTTCGTTTTGTAGTATCAATTATTTTTAGTTTGTCTTACCTATGGATGAATCGCATTTTAATCAATAAAATCAAAGTAGTATGTTTAACAAGGTAGCCCAATAAAAAGTTTATCCTATTTTGCTTTCTTGTTTCAATGCTGCTAATTTTGTAATCTTAGCTTTTGCACCGCTCTTTATTTTAGTTTTAGGTGTTAATCCTATCTGCATTGCTGCTTTCATCATTGAATTGAAATAACCTTGTTGCAATCCAAATAAAGGATTTGGAATTGGTGTTCCATTGCCTGCGTAAGTAATTAAACCTTCTTGTTGAAGTCTTATTTCGGCTGATACCCAGTTCCCATAATTAGAACAGTAAGTAATTAATACCCACTTTTCTGCATCACTTAATTTGCCTGATTTTATAAATTCATCATGCTTTTCAATCCATTCAATTTTACCATACTGGTTGTTTTCTAAAATGCTTGGAATCTCTATGTTTTTATCTGTTTTTTTGCTCATTTTTGTTATGTAATTGATTTTGACCCACCTATACCGACATAATATATATAAAATAAAT